TGGCTCCTTCAACAACAGCAGTTCCACCAATTGAAGTATCTGAACTAAAGTCTGCTGTTGTTCCTTTAAACGTACCGCCAATAAACTCAGAGGCACGAATAGTTGGAACTGAAACACTTGTACTAACTGCAGTAGCACTTACAATTTGACCAACTGAGTTTACGTCGAATTTTGTAAATGGTCCATATGAACCAGATACAACACCAGTTGTATTTAGGAAAATATTCGGATTACCTTCAGTACCATCAGCATTTGTAATTGAAACACCAGTACCAGCTACAAGAGTTCTACCATTAATGTTAGTGCCACTAACTGCAATAAAACCAGTGTAGGCTGTAATATTAGGAACTGCATTAAGTGCTGAAGCAGTAGCCGTAAGAGTTGAACCGTTAAGCTGGAAAGTACCGTTGATATTAACTGTTGATTGGCTTAACTGTAGTGCACTGTTAGTACCGCTACCATCTTGAATAGTCTGAACTGAAGTAGTTAGACCGGCATTGTCACTACCAACCTGTAGTAGCTGCTTATAAGTATTTGCAATATTTTGACCAGTAAGTGTTGCCATTATACATTATTCCAATTGCTAGTTTCGTTTTCCCAATTTACGTTAGCATTATTCCAAAGTACATTACGATCATCATTAAGCGGTGGACGAGGATCACGGATTGAAGGATCGTCAAATGTATTTGCAACTCTGTTCTGCGGATGGTTCTTTAAATCAAACTGGCCTTCCCAATCAGTAGGGCAGACCAACATACCATAACTATTTTTCTTTAGAACACGATGTGGATATTGAAATCCGCATGTGTCGCATATGGCAATTGCTCTTTTGTTACTAGCCATATTATACTCTATTTAGTCGTGGTTTCAAATAATAACTTGCTCTTTCACGATCTTCAGACATTGCCCTTGCAAGACGTTCTTCATACTCTTCCTTAAGAAACTGAATACGACCACCTTCAACACCGGGACGTTTCATAGATAGTTGATATGCCAGACCAGCGGCAAGGCATGGTAAAAACCTTCTGGAAATATCAGCAGTCTGTATTGCAGATTTATTAACATCTTCCATGTACCTCACTTTTTCAAGTTTCAAAAGATCAGTAGTATTTTCAGGGATAGGCCATAGATAAACTGTTACCCCTGCCTGTCCTCTACGAACTGCATATTGTGAGGGTCTGCCAGTTTGTCCCTTACGTGGAAGACGTAAATACTCTTCCATTGAAATACGTTGAAGTTGTAAATCGGTTTCATCTCTATTAACAACGACCTCAAGAACATCTACAACTGTTGAGCCTAGATCATATGCTGTTACGCTAGTAGATACTGAAACTGTTGTAGTATCAGCAGTCCATAGCAAAACGCCACGGTTTTGCCAATCTTGTAGCAACAGATTAATTGAACGACGAGCAGACTTAGGCTCATGACCTAACGTCTCCTCCCCGCCAATCATCTCAGTTGCTTCTTGGATAACTTCGTCAATATCCATTGAGAAGTTAAATGTTCCTGACGTTGTCATAGGTTAAACTTTCTTAATCAGAAGACTTGTCTTTTAGATTTACTTCTTTGCCAGTTACCTGTGGGCCTTTACGTGCTGCACCAAAGCCCTGACCAGTTGGTTTGCCAGTTGACTCAAAGACATCCTTTGGATCATTGAAGGCACCAACATAAAACTTTGAAGTATACTCAGTTACCTTTGCCATTACGTTTTCCTTTCTTTGGTTTCTTTTTGGTTCCGGGTTTTGAAACCTGCTGGGCCATGCTTGATCTTCCCATTGCCATCTTACTTTCCTCTACGTTTAATACCACGAACTAGTTTCTGTGACTTAGGCGGCATCTTCTTTGATCCACCCGGACCAGCCCAAAAAAACTTATCTGCCCAGTATGCAGGACTTTCCTTACCACGTGCAATGTTTTTTGCATGACGTGATTTAAATGACTTACGTGCTTCAGGAGAATAGTTGTGGCCCATGCTCTGTGCACCAAAGCGAATTACCTTTACATTGCCAGAACCTGTACGAACGGCTACTACGCCTTTCTTTGTAGGATGGCTTGGTGTCTTCTTTGGTTTATTAAGACCTGACAAACCATAACGCTTTAGCTTTGCCTTTTCTGAATCACTAAGAGCCATTATGCTTTTCTCCTGTATGGCTTTACTTTCTTTGCTACAGTCTTTGGTTGCTTTACAAACTGTTTCCCTTGTTTAGTACCAGCCCGTTTTGCCTTAGTCGTTGCAGCATATTCTGAAGAACTTAATTTCTTAATTGCTTTTTCAGGAAGGTATCTTTCACCAGTTGCCTTTGGTCCTTGAGTTGAAGGCTTACCAGATTTAGTACGCCATTTCTGTTTGGTCCAAGATGAAAGAGACTTTTGTGTTTTAGATTTACCACCAGTATAACCACCACCTGCAGCTTTGTAACGCTGTGCAAGTAGCTGGGCTTTACGTGCTGACCACTGACCAGCTTTACCGCCCTTGCTACCTGCCATTACTTCATTCTTAATCCGCTCACGCAGTTTTGGTTTTGTATACCCTGCCACGTTTCTTCCCTTTTGGTTTACTTTTACCTGCACTGCTTAATGCAATTGCCACCCGTTGTTTTGGAGGATACCCTTCCTTTTTTAATTTACGAATGTTTGCACTAATTGTTTTTTTACTAGTACCTTTTTTAAGAGGCATTAGCTACATTGCCTTTCCATAACCACGCATGGCACAACCAACGCCACGTGGTTTTGCAACTGTACCTTTACCAGTACCTGCTTTATAGCCTTTCTTTTTTATAGAACCACCAGCTTTTCTTTTTTGAAGTAAATCAATTTCATATACTGGACGTGGACCCGGATTTTTTTTCTCAAAATCTGCAATAACTTTCATTAAAGGCTTAATCTGTTCTACAGCTTCTTTTTTAGGTAATATACCTTTTTTAAAATCTTTTTTAATTTTTCTCATTTTAGCTTCAGCATTATGCATTTTTATAACATCAGGCCGAGCATTATACTCTCTTGCTTCTTTAAGCTGGTCAGGCTCACCACTTCGCTGTAGTTTAGGTTTTGTTTTTGGCTTTTTACTACCAACAGTTTTAAAAATTTGTTTTGCAATTTTAACTTTTGACATTAGCTTTTTCCTATCATTGCGTTACCATAACCACGAAGAGCGGCACCAACACCACGTGGTCTTGCGACTGTTCCTTTACGGGTACCTGATTTATAACCTTTCTTTTTAGGCTGCTCACCAGAAGTAAAATTACCAAGATTACGAGAATAACCACGAGTCGGGCCTTCAGGTCGGGGTGGTGATTTTGGTTTTGGTTTAGGAATTGCACCGCCTGTTTTTCTACCAATTGTTTTAGCGCCTGTAGCTTTCTTTTCAAGAATAGCAATTCTTTCTCTAATTTTTGGGCTTGTTTGTCTAGCTTGAAGATTAGACAAAGCTTGATTAATTTCTCTTTGAGTTGGATTATACCCTTCTACAATCTCACCTGTCTGCATTAAAACATCACGAGGATCACGCTTATCTTTACCTGCTTCTTTTCTTGCATTAGCTTTTCTAGTAGCAGCAGCAGTTCTTGCAGCCCGTGAAGTATCTGCAACATCTTTAGCTTCCATTTCCTTAAGACGACGCTTTTGTGCTGGAGTAGCTTTTCCTTCACGAACAAGTGCTTCAAGCTGAACTTTTGTTTTTGCTCTAGCTGTAGAACCTTTACTTCTACTTTCTTTTACAATCCCGCCGGGAACAGACTCCTTACCCCTAGTAATCTTTTCCTGTCCTTGAACGCGACGACCTTCAACTGCACGACCTACTCTTGCTGATCCACCAGTTTCAGGATCAAGACGTGCACCTTCAGGTTCTGAAACCTGACGAGGCTTTTTCTCTTTAGGCTTTGGTGTGTTTTTAGGACGATTTAAAAGTCGTCTTTTAACTAAAGACATTGCAAGTTTTTTAACCATTATTTTGTACTCTTCATTGCTTTACCGTAACCACGTTGTGCAGCACCACAACCACGAGGCTTACCAACCTTACCACCTTTTTTAAACTTACCAGTTGTATTAAATTCATCACCAATTTTAAAATCTTTACTCTTGGTCATGTTAATAACTTCAGGTTCGTTTTCACCTGACTTGGAAAGTTTTTTACCAATCATGTAAGCAGGGCTAAATGCAGATAGTACATTTTCAGGACCACCCTTTGCTAAAGCATACGCAGGTGAAAGGTAAGAAAGAAGCCCACCCTTTGCATAATTACGTTTTGTCTTTTTCATTACTTTGTACCTTTCATTGCTCTGCCATAGCCACGAAGAGCCATGCCAACACCACGAGGTCTAGAAGATTTTTTAGCTACCTTGCCACCTTTCTTGCGACCACCAATACGCTCTTGCATCATTTCAAGAACGTCTTTAGTTGTTTCTTCAGGTGAACTATACTCACCACGCATCATAGAATCAATTTGCTCACGAGAATAACCGGGATCACCTTCATTAAATCTACGACCAGTACCTACACCACCCTGTTCAGCTTCACGTCCCATGCGGCGCATAAACTCTTCGCCCGTTTCATTCTCTTGTTTAGAAATCATATCACGTGCACGTTTGCGAGTCATACCTTCTTTCTTAACAACCTTACCTCGTTCACGTGAACCCATAACTGTTGTCTCTGCATCTTCAGGGCGACCACGCATACCTTTTCCAAGTTCTTCACGAGTTTCAGCTTTTGAAGTTTTAGGTGAAACTTTACGTGCTTTGCGTGTACCAGTAGGTGTTTGCCTTGGGGCTGAAGCACCTTTCTTTTTTACACGTTCCTTCTTTTTATAAGCTTCACGTGCATCACGCTGCATCTGCTTCTTAGCATCCTTAACAGCTTCATCACCGTATTTCTTTACGGCTTCACCCCTGCCTTTTGAACCGGCAAACTTAATAATTTCACGAGCAATTTTTGCAGTAACAGCCATTTACTTTCTCCTGTAAAACTTTTTAATTCGCATTGGGAATGATTGTATTGTCGCCACCAGCCGGAGAAAAAGGCGACTGCATGTCGTCGCGCCTTGTACGACGAGCTTGGTTCCTTTGCAAATCCAAGATTTGATTGTAGACATTTTGATAAGTCCCTACTTGTGAATAGTTCTTCATGAATAACATAGCCTCAATCATTGACGCATTGAACAAAAGATCATATGCGTAATCACTAAAGTAATTATTTTGATTTGCTGAAGTTAATGCGGTAGGTTTGTTAACATGAACAATTTCACCATTAACTGTAGAGGCGGGTGTTGGTGCAATTAAAATTGTTGTATTATTTCTTCTTGCATAATACTTTGGCTCTGACGTTGAAGCTGAAACAGGCCAGTAGTCATTAATAAATTCATCGGTACGCTGAAGAAGATTAATCTTGGAACCATCGCTTGTAATATTTACATTCTTAACAATACGAGTTCCTGAAGGAAGTGTTACCTTGTTATTTCCTGCAGACACTGCAACAGACGTGTACGTAACCAAACCATAATCGTCAAGGTCTTTTGTCAATCGCTCTTCAGCACGGTTGACCATCTTAGGAATATAATTATAAAACTCTGTAGAGTCATCCTCTGCAGCAGCTATAATATCACCAACAAGGTAAGTGTAATTAGCCATAGAAAACCGTAGTCGTAGCAGTAGAGGTTGGTGCTGAAACTTTTACTGAACCATACATTCTTACGCCAAGGCCGGGAAGATAAACATCATTAACGTCATTAGCTGTTGTATTAACATACTTGATGTTGTTTCCGTTTACTGTGCCATAGACATCGGTTTCAGTTCCTGTAATTAGAAACGTACCAACGCCTGAAGACTGAACTGCATGAAGCCTTGTATCAGTAACAGTAACGCTGGTAACAGTGTCAAGCACTGCACCACTACCAGTTACAAAGCCTACTCTAATATTTGATGCCATGATGTTCCTCAATCATTTAAGCGATATTGTTTACATTATATCGCATTAGTTAGCACAAACAAAGCAGAGAAGGGACATTACTTTTCGTAACACCCCTTCTCCTTTTTGTTTACCCAGCTAAGTTAATTAGCTTGGGTTTGCGCCAAAGAAACCGCGCCAGTCAGACCAGCCGAAGCTATAACGCTCACGGGCCTTAAAGCGAAGGTTGCCTGTGTCGAAGTCCTCTTCCATCTTGGTGGCGAGAGGTGCACGGACAAACATCTTTGTACCGTTAGGTACATCGGTCTTAAGGAACCAGTTGTTCGTATCAGTGAAGCGACGGTTTACAAAGAAACCACCGGGAACCATACCCTGATTACGAACACTGTTGATGTCATTGACGTTAGTTGCACCAACGGTAGAACTGTTGGGGTTAACGGCAATTGTGGTTGACATCGTGCTGTTAAGAACCTGATCGGCAGTAAATACTAGATCGGTTGGAACATGCAGTGAAACTGCCTGTGCACCGATTAGAATACCACGGTCGTCCTTAATCTTAGAGATGGCAATAAGACCAGCCTCTAGTGAAGACTCACTCAGATCAGAAGCGCCAATTACGTTGGACTGGTTGCCGCTGATGGTTGGGTGAGAAGCAGAGAATAGGGCAACGCCGTCGCCACCTGCATAGGAACCACCAGTGAAACCGTTGTTGAAAACATCGGCGGCTTTGACCTGCTTGGTGTTAGCCATTGCACGGGCAAGACCACGTGCACGAAGCTTGGAAAACGTATCATAAAGATTGTCTTCCATTGCTTCTTCAGTGATGGCAAATGCAAGTGCTACAGTCTCGTGTGTATAACGAGCGGTGTAGCCTTCCTGTGCCTGATCGTACTGGACTGCAGCACCTTCACCCTTTGTTGGGGCGGTGCCGAAGCCGGTGAATAGTACTTCCTCTTCAAATGCACGATCTGAATTTTCAGTCTCGAAGAGAGGGGCATGTTCGTCATCGACGCTGCCATACTCAATGCCGAAAATGGCATTTAGACCGGGAAGTAGTTCTTTTGCAATACTAGCTCTATTGATAGCCATTTGTTAACCCTCCTTAGTTAGCTGAAGCGTCGGCTGAGATGTACGCATCAACGTGACGTACAATCCGAACCTCAAGCTTGGGGAAGGCGCGTTCAGCAGAAACTAGAATGTCATTGCCGGGTTCATCAACAACGGCAATTGGCCGAAGCATAGCACTACCAGTTGTCCGAGTAGACGCATCAAGCGAAAACCCTGAACGACCAGTAATTGTTGAACCTGTACCAAGAGCAACCTGAAAGTTCTGTGAATTAATATCACCAACTGAAACAG